CTGGACAACACCGGAAATTATATTACCATTAGTAAGCGGACAAACGGTTTACAAAATTGGTAGTGATAGTAGTAATGATCTAGTTACAGATCGTCCTCTAAGACTTCTTAATGCTTTCTTAAGAAACAATGAAGTATCTCCTCCAGTAGATATTCCTATGACAATGATATCTGAACAAGAGTATGATCTATTAGGATCTAAATATAATACAGGAGTTACTAACTCTGTATTCCTTAAACCTTATGTAACCTATAGTGAGTTAAAGGTATTCTTAACACCTGACTCTAATACAGCTACTAACTATGCTTTACATTTAACTATACAAAGACCTATACAAGATGTAACAGCAGCTAATCAAACTCTTGACTTCCCTCAAGAATGGTATCAAGCTTTACGTTGGGGTCTAGCTTCAGAACTAGCTCCTGAATACGGATTAGATCAAAAAGCAGCATTGATTACACAAAGAGCTGAACAATATAAACAACGCTTAGCCGCTTGGGATGTTGAGAATACTTCTACATTCTTCCAACCAGATGCTCGTTCAATGAATACTAAGTTTAGATAATGGCTAATACAATTCGTTTACCATTTGTATACCCAATTGAGTTTAGAAATAACTCAACTGATAAGGGTTCTAAGATGGTTAACTGTTACATGGAAAAGGATGGAGAAACTGTCTATGCAGTTAAACGTCCTGGTATTGTAGCTACTGGTATTGTACCTGGTACAGGTCAATCACAAGGGTTATATGTATTCCAAGGTAATCTTATTAGTGTTATTAACAATACTGTTTATAATACTACATCAGCAGGTGTAACAACAACAGTAGGTACTTTAACAGGTACAGTAACACCTTGTTACTTTTCTAAGACAGCTAATGATAAATATTTATTCTTCCAAAAGGGAGACTATGGTTATACATATGATGGTACTACTTTAACTCAATTAAGTTCTGGTACTTTATATTCTATCTTATTAACAGCAGGTGGATCAGGTTATGTTCAGATTTATCCATGGACAGCGTCTATTCAAGTTATTGTTAATCAAGTTGTAACAACAGGTACTAATTCTTATTTATATACAGTAGCAGGTACTACAGGTACAACTGCTCCTACTATTACATCAGGTACAGCATCTGATGGAACAGCTACAGTAGCTTATATTATACCATGGAGTGCTTCTACATCATTAACTCTTAATAGTTATGTAGCATCTAATGGTAGTGTATATCAAGTAACAAGTGCTGGTACTTCTGGTACTACATCTCCTAATTTTATATTAGGAACAGGTACTGATGGTACTGCTACTTTAACTTATGTAACATCATACTTACCTTCAGTAGTCGTAGGTACTTCATGGGTAGCTAGTACAGCTGTTACATTAAATCAACAGATCTTTTATGGTGATAATTTATATACAGTTACTACAGCAGGAACATTAGGAACATCAGCACCTACTTTTACAAGTGGTAGTGCAACAAATGGTACAGCAACATTAGCATATGCAGGTAATGCAGCTAAAGCTTATTCGGCTATATCTTCTACAGTTGTATCTAGTATTAATATATCTAATGCAGGTAGTGGTTATACTATAGCACCTACAGTTACTATAGGAACACAGTGGACACCTTCTACAACATATCCTAATAATTTCCAAGTATATTATAATGGTAACTTATATACTGTAGTAAGTCCAGGTACTTCAGGATCAACAGGACCTACTAGTACTGATACAACAACTACTTTTACTAATGGTGGTACTACAATGATTTATGTAGGTACAGCAGCGGCTGCTACCTCACAGTTAAATGGTTTCCCATCAGGTAATATAGTACCAGGTGCTACTTACTTTGATACCTACACTGTTATTATGACAACAGATGGTAAGATTTGGAATAGTGAACCAGAAGATCCTAATCGTTGGAATGCTCTTAACTTTATTACAGCAGAGTCAGAGCCTGATGATGCAGTAGGTTTAGTTAAACATCTTAACTATATTGTAGCATTTAAACAGTGGTCTACAGAGTTCTTCTATGATGCAGCTACTCCTGTAGGTTCACCATTACTACCTAACTTAACCTTTAACCTTGAGTTTGGATGTGCTAGTGGTAACTCTATAGTACAGATGGAAGAGACTGTAGTATGGATTGCACAAGGTAAAGATAATGGTAAAACAGTTCTTATGCTTAATGGTACAAGACCTGTTGAAGTAACTAACATAGGTGTAGAACGTATTCTTAATAATACAACTAACCTAGAGAATGTTAGAGCTTATAGTTTAAAGATATCAGGACATTATTTTTATGTTCTTAATTTAATAGACGATAACATAACACTTGTTTTAGATATTAAACTTAAACAATGGATGATATGGACATCGTTTGTTAATGGTAAAGAAGATATCTTAGATGGTGTATTCTATGCTTCTTGGAATAATCAACATTATACTATTGACAATATTGATGGAAACGTGTATAATATTAATGAAGGCTCGTATACTGACGATGCGGGTCCTATTCAATTTAGAGTAAGAACTAACCTGTTTGATGCTGAATCAACTAAACGTAAGTTTATATCTAGACTAGAAATAGTCGGTGATAAGGTGGGAACGACACTCAACATCAGACATACGGATGATGATTATAATACCTGGTCCGAGTATCGTAAAGTGGATTTAAAGACTGATAGAAGTGTTTTATATCAGAATGGTTCATTCAGAAGAAGAGCTTATGAGTTCTTCAATACAGACAATGTTCCCCTTAGATTACAAGCTTGTGAGATAGATGCAGAGGCAGGTTCCATATAAGGAGCTAGCATGATTGAGTTTGGTATAGAAGGTTTTGACCAAGCAGTAAATGATATACAAGATTTAATTAAACTTCATTACGAAGAGATAGCATTAAACAAAGATGTAATACCACTTGATCCTGATTGGGATAAGTATAGAGCATTAATGACTAATAATCTTGCATGTCTTATTACAGCTAGAGATGATGGTAAGTTAGTAGGATACTCTATATTCTTTGTAACAAGTCATCCACATTATAAGTCAACTATCTTTGCTAATAATGATCTTATATACTTACACCCTGACTATCGTAAAGGTATGATAGGTATAAGACTAATACAGTATTCAGAGCAACACTTGAGACAACTAGGAGTAGCCAAGATTCTTTGGCATGTTAAGTTTAATAAGGATTTCACAAGAGTACTTCATAGACTGGGGTACGTTGATGAAGATATAATCGTAGGGAAAATCATAAAGGATTAATTATGGGTATTTCAGCAGCAATTGGAGAAGTAGTAGGTAGTACTATTGGTGGTGACATTATAGGTGGTGCCTTAGTAGGTGCAGCTATTAGTGGTGTCACTGGTGGTAATATGCTTACTGGAGCTCTTACTGGAGGTATTGGTGGTGGTGTATTAGGTGCTTTTGGAAGTGCTGGTACTGTAGGTACAGGCTTAACTGGAACTGCTGACGCAGGGTTAGCAGGTGTAGGTACTTCTTTTACATCTCAAGTAACCCCTTCTATTTTATCTGCAGGTGGTGTTGACGCTGCTGCGGTAGGTGCTGCTTCTAATTTTACCCCTAGTCTTTTAAGTGGTATTGATGCTACGACAGGTGCTACTTTAGGACCTGCTGGTTCTATTCTAGGTTCTAATCCTACAGGTATCTTTGGAGCTGGTGGTTATAATCCTCAATCATTCTTAAGTAAACTATCTAATCCATTAGGTACTATAACAGGTAGTGGTGGTCAGAAATCAGGTGCTGGTAACTTAGCTTCTCTTATTGGAGCAGGTGCTAATATTTATAATGCTATGAATGCACAGACACCACAATCACCTCAAGCTGCTCAAGCAGGTGCTAGTCCTTGGTCTCAATATGCAGGTCAAGCAGCATCTCAACTTAATCAATTAAATCAAAACCCTAACCTTGTATATGGTTTACCTGGATATCAATTCCAACAACAACAAGGTCAACAACAGGTAGGTAGATCAGGTGCTGCTGCAGGTGCATCACTATCTGGTGGTACCCTTGCTGCATTGAATCAACAAGGTCAATCTACAGCTTCTGATTTCTTTAATACTAGAGTAAATCAATTATCTCAAATGGCTGGTGCTACACCACAAAATTTAGTAGCAGGTCAACAAGCTTACAACGTGGCTCAATACAATCAATCATCGGCTGCAGCAAACCAAGCAAATCTTCTTGCATCTGGTCTTGCTGGTTTTGGTCAATCATTCTTCTCATAAGGATATAACATGGCAACATTATTAGTAGCACCAAAACCATTCTATGAAATTCAAAGTGAGATGGCTCAGTCTGAGCAACAACAACAATCTGTTGAAATCAATAAGATGAACATTGAAGCGGCTAAGCAAAGAACTGCTTTAGAAGCTCAACGTAAACAAGACTTAATAAACATCTACAATCAAACTAAAGGTTCAGGTGCACCAGTACCTGCTGCTAATGTTCAACAGTTAGCTCAACAAACACAACCACAAACTCAAGCTGATACTGCTCCTACAGATACTACAGCTGCTCCTACTCAAGCTAAAGGTCCTGATGGAAGTCCAATACCTTCATTTATGAAAGGTGTTACTGAAGAAGCTGCTGGTAAAGTAGAAGCTCAACCAACAACTCAAGGTCAAACACAACAACCAGAACCTACTAAAGGTGTTGAAGAGCCTCATATTGTTCAACAAATGACAGACACTAAAAAAGAAGTAGATGGTGTAGAGCAAGCTATCAGAATTAATACTATGGCGGCTGATAAAGCATATGCAAGAGGTGATGCTGCTTATGCTAAAGAACTCATGGATGAGAACATGAGATTAAAGAACAATCAACTTATTAATCAAAATCAACATCTTGCTGTTATGCAAAAAGGTATGGAGATTATGGGTCAAGTTGGTAATGGTTATAAAGGTTCTTATAATGAATGGCTTAAAAATAATATGAATGCTACTCCTCAAGAGAAGCAAGCTATGTCTGATTCTTTATGGGCTCAGTTAGTTACTAAAGCTCAAATGAATGGTCTTCCAGGTACTGATCTAATGAAGTATCAAACACCTGATCAACGTAACCAATATGCTACAGGTCTTATTGAATCTTCAGAAAAAGCTTCTGATCGTATTAGACTTCAATTAGGTGAACTAAATGCTAATACTAAGCTTCAAATAGCTAACCAACGTCTTGATTTTGATAAACAAAAAGAAGCTAATAAAGAAACTATGAACGCTTGGAAGCGTAATAATGGTGATGCTCAAACAGGTATCAAACTTTATAATGCTCGTATCTCTATTCTTGGTAAAGAACTTGAGATGGAGAAACAAGCAGCAACTCTTGGTGATGAGAAAGCTCTTGATAAGAAAGCAGCTATTGAAGCTGAAATGGATAGACTTAAATCAGAACTTACAGATGTGTATAAGAAGAATAAGATTGCACAACCTGCTGATAAAGCCCCTACAGCAACTACAGATAAAGCTGCACCATCTACGGGAGCTACTGATAAACTTCAAACACAAGCTCTTGATGCTATTAAACAAGGCGCTAACCCTGATGATGTTAAAGCTAAGTTTAAGAAGTTAACTGGTCAAGATTTAGATGTAAGTGGTGGTGCTAAACCAGCAGCACAACCAGCTGTACCAGCTCCTGATGCTGAAGCTACTCCTAAGATTGATACAGCAACAGCAGAACCTGCAACACAAGTTCCTGGATGGCAAAAGGTATATCAAAAGGCTACTGACTCTTATCTTGAGAAAGAACTTAAACGTATTAAAGGTAATCCTCAATACGCGGAAGAAGCTGATTATATTCAACGCTTATTAAAAGCAAGACAAGCTTCTAAACAATCAGATATTAGATAATGGAACAGAATCCTTTCTTACAGGATACTACATCATCTACAGAAGCTAATCCGTTTTTAGATACACCTAAAGCTTCTAGAGATACATCTACTAATCCTGGCAATATTAAAGTCTCACCTTACTCTGCATCTCTTGGTGCTCAAGGAGATAAGGGTAGTATTGCTACGTTCAAATCTTATGACGAAGGTCGTACAGCTTTAGATAAACTTCTTACTGAAGGTAAACAATATAAAGACAAATCAGTAGCTGACTGGATTGGTATCTATGCTCCTGCATCAGATAATAATAACCCAGCTGCTTATAGAAAAGCCCTAGAACAAAAGGGTGTACCTATCAATAAGATCTATAGTCAAATGTCTCCAGCAGAAAAAGAAGTTACTCTTAACTCTCTTGAAGAATATGAAAAGGGTAAGAAGGTTAATCCTTTTTTAAGAGATTCTACTCCTGCTAAAGATGTTAATCCATTCTTAGATGTTCAAGATGAAGATGTAAATCCATTCCTAGATACTAAACCAACTGCAGCTCCTAAAGGTCCTCAACGAGTTCCTGGTGCTGTAGAAACATTTGGTGAACATGCTATATTTGGTATTCCAGTATCAGCAGCTGCTTATGCTGGTATGACTGGTGGTGTAGCTGTAGGTGAAGAAGTAGGCTTAGCATTAGCTCCTATTACTATGGGTACAAGTACTGTACTAGGTCCTATAATAGGTGGTGCATTAGGTATGTTTGGTTCTGGTTATGCAGCAGATAAACTAGCTAGAGCTGTTAGCCCACAAGCACTTAATAACATTATGGATGCAGGTGCTAGAGCACATCCTTATGCTGCTTTATCAGGTGATATAGCTTCATACATTCCTGTAGGTGGTATTGGTCTACCTAAGACTATTGTTACTGAAGCTGGTAAGACTATATCAGTAGGTAAACAAGTAGCTATACTTACTACTGGTGGTGCTGGGTTTGAAGCAGCACGTGAGAAGGTTATGGGTGAAGAGCTTGATCCAGTTAAGATTGGTATCAATGCGTTAGCTATGCCTTTAATGGCTGGTGAACCTACTAAGTTAGGTAAAGCTGTTACCTTTGAAAAGCTACGTAGTACAGAATCAACAGAGCTTCTTTCTGACTTACAAAAGAAGATAGCTAATACTACATATGAGGATAGATATAATCATCACCTTAATGAACAAAAGAACATGGAGTCTTTTGAGGATTACAAACGTAAGCAAACACTTCAAGGTGATCTATTTGATGATCCATCACTTAAGAAAACAGAAGCTCAACTTAAAGATGAATACAATCTTAATATAAGAAACAGAGCTGAAGAACAACTCTTTGCTGAGAACCCTGAACTTAATAGACCTGATGTAGGTGTTCCTAAGCTACCTAAAGATAAGACTGATATGGAAGGAATGCGTAATTACTTCTATAATCTTATGGGTGCTGAAACTCAAGATAAGATCATAGCAGATCATATTATTAAGTTTGCTACTAAAGATAATCTTAGTATGGAAAGCCGTAACAATATTCGTAAGCATATTGAAACAGGATCTCCTATCTCTGATGCAGAGAAGGCAGCATTAACTAAATACTATGGCGAGTCCCAAAGGGCTCTTAGATCTAACCTTAGATACTTAATGGATAAAGGTATCATACCTAAAGAAGAATTGAGTGATAACTTCTTTGCTCGTATGTTTAGTCCATTAGATCAAAAGACATTAGAGAACTTAAGAGCTCAAGGTATTATAGAAGATGAACCTAGCCTATGGAGTCAAATGCGTGAGAAGTTAGTAGGTCGTGATTTCGGTGCACAAGACGTTCAAGGTATTAAAGGAGCTGGTAAACAACGTGCTATCTTTGAATTAGAAAGAACTAGTGGCAAACGTTCTATTATTCAAGTTGGTAAAGATGGTAAAGTATGGGAATGGACTAATGGTAAAGCTAGACCTTTACATCCTGACGTTACTAAACTAACAGAAGATGGTACTCTTAAAGCTGGTGATAAAACTTTAGGTGGTGTTGTTAAACAAGGTTCAATGGAAGATATTGAAGCTCATACTCCTTATAGATATAATAAAGATTCATTAGCAGTACTATTAAGTAAGTTAAATGAATCAAGAGCTATGGTACGTGGTCATCAAGCTATTGAGAATCTTAAAGCATCTGACTTCTTTAAACAAAGTTCTCATGAAGTTAAAGGTGGAGTACCAATGCCAGAGGGCTATGTACAACCTAAACATCTTGAAAGACTTCCAGGATTATCTGGCTATGCTTTCCCTGCTAGAACAGCATGGATCATTGAAGATTTTGCTAGACAACGTAACCCTAATATCTTAACAGAGATGTCAGGTATGTTAGTTAAGAACATGATGCTTAACCCATTACCACATATTTTTAATGAAGCGTTACACTTATATAATGCTCGTGGTTTAACTGGATGGGTAACCCCAGCAGGTATATCAAGATTTGCTAAAGGCTTCCCTGATGCTCTTAGAAGTGTTATTACTCAAGATGAATTTTATAGAGACACAGCTAAATACAATGGTTCTTTATTAGCACCAGCTACAAGAGTTAGTGCATTAGAACAAGCTCTTGGTACTAAAGCTCTTAATGAGTTTGCTGAAGGTGGTGGTCTAAAAGAGATGGCTAGATACTTTGGTAGATCAGTACTTGATATGTATGATGGTATATCTAAAGCTTCTAACAAAGCTATGTGGGTAATCCGTGATACTATGTACATGCAATATGTTAAAGAGTTAATGGAACATAAAAACTTGTCTCATGAAATGGCAATCAAAGAAGCTGAACGTCATCTACCTAACTATCGTTTACCTGAAACAATTGGTGAAGGAGTGCTAGGTGCTAAGACTGGTCGTATTTTATCAGAAACATTACAAAATCCTAATGTATCTGTATTCAGTAGATACCACTATGGTATGCTTAAGTCTATTATGGAAACAATGAAAGACATTGGAGCTGTTCGTAAGGGTGCTGAAGGTATGGCAGAGTTTAAAGAAGGTGTAGATACTATGGCAGCAATTGTTGTAGCTACAGCAGCACTATACCCATTGATGGATATGGTAGCTCAAAGCTTAACAGGTAACCCAGATGCTAAACAACGTAGAGCAGGTCCTTACCATTTAGGTCATGCCATATCAGAAGTAGCTGATGGTACTAAAGACCCACAAGCAGTTCTAAGTGCTATCTTTACATTTAACCCAGCATTATTAGGTTTAGTTCAATTAGGTCTTGATCGTAACTTATATAATGGTCAACATATCTATAACCCTGAAAGTGCTCCAGATGTAATAGCACGTGATGTAGGTAAATATGTATTTGGTCAGTTACCACAAGCAGGTCAAGTAATGAGAGCCGCAGCTGAACCTGGTGGTGAAGGCTTTAATACTATGGCAGCTCGTCAAGCTGATATTGAATCACCAAGTCATGTTAAAGCTCTTAAACAGAAGATGATGATTAATAAACTTAAACTACAAGCTAAACTATACGATATGAAACGAAGGGCAGGACTTAAATGAAAGTACTATTACTAGACCCTATGGGAGCCTTTACTGACTTTGCTTTAAGACTTATTGATGCAGGTCATGAAGTTAAACAATGGCAAAAGAGAGCTTTAGATGGTTCTCAATCTATGATAGGTAAAGGTATAGTACCTAGAGTACTTAACTGGGAAGCTTTCATGGATTGGGCTGATATTACTATTCTATCTGACAATGCTTATCAAATGCAGTTCCTTGAAAAGTATCATAAGAAGGGTTACCCTATTATTGGTTCATGTTTAGACACATCATATCTAGAACTACGTCGTGGCTTTGGTCAAGACATTATGGAAAGAGCAGGTTTAAATGTTATACCAGGTGAAGAGTTTACTAATTATAATGACGCTATTGCTTACGTTAAAGCTAACCCTAAACGTTATGTATCTAAACCGTCAGGCGATGCTGACAAAGCGTTAAGCTATGTATCTAAGAATCCAGCTGATATGTTATTCATGTTGGAAAGATGGAAGTCAATGGGTAAGTCTAAGATGCCTTTTATCATGCAAGAATTTGTTCCTGGTATTGAAGTAGCTGTAGGGGCATGGATGGGTAAAGATGGTTTCAGTAAACTACGTTGTGAGAACTTTGAGTTTAAGAAACTAATGCCTAGTAACTTTGGTGTTAATACAGGTGAAATGGGTACTGTATTAAAGTATACAGAGAAGTCTAATCTATTTGATGAGACACTTGGTAAGCTAGAAGAGTATCTTAAATTCCAGAACTATAAAGGTTATGTAGACCTTGCATTCATTATTGATGAGAAAGGCTCACCAAGACCTCTAGAATGGACTACAAGACCTGGATGGCCTCTATTTAATATCCAAGCAGCTTTACATAAAGGAGATCCGTTACAATGGATGTGCGATCTTATTGAAGGTAAAGACTCATTAAAAGCTTCTAAAGATATTGCTGTAGGTCATGTTATAGCTATACCTGACTTTCCATTTACTAAATCAACTGGTCGTGATCCTAAAGGATTCCCTATTTATAACTTAGATGCTGTATGGGATGACGTTCACCTATGTGAGGTTATGTTAGGTAAAGGTCCTATATATGAAGATGGTAAGTTTAAAGAAGAAGATATGTTTGTAACTGCTGGAGACTATGCATTAGTAACTTCTGGTACTGGTTCTACTATTAAAGAAGCTGCTAAGAAGTCTATGGAAGTAGTTAAACAGATTGAGATCCCTAGTGCTATGATTGTACGTGATGACATAGGTGAAAGACTTAAAAATGAATTACCTAAGCTACAAAAGCTAGGATATTGTACAGACTTTAAATACGAATAATGGCAACGAATATACCTCCAATTCCTAATAACCCAATCACTGACGTGTTTGTATGGCGTGATTGGTTTTATAAAGTATCACAAGCTTTAATTGCCCAAGCTTCTACTAACTTTGTTGATTTAAACTTTACTGGTTCTAATCTACAAAGTATTGAAACAAGACAACATAACTCTTTACAATCTATTCAAGGTGGACAAGGTGGTCAGTATTACCATTTAAATCAATCTCAATATAATACTATTGCAGCATTACCTTCTTTTGGTACTATGGCAACTCAAAATGCTAATAATGTAAATATAACGGGTGGTAGTATTACTGGTATTACATTTCCTTATACATCTATTACTGGATTAGCTACTGTAGCTCATACAGGAGCTTATAGTGATCTTACTGGTACT